ACTTGCTCTGGTAGTCGGCCGGTTTCGTCTGTTCAAAGCGCTCCAGCTCGCTCCGCGCGTTGCTCAGTCTGCTCATCTTCAGCTCTCCTTTCCGCTCAGATAATCCTCGCTCATGTTCTCGCTGCTAAGGTTGGTCAGCACATAGGTCAGCTGCTCGTTCAGCTGGTACAGGTAGTTCTTCAGCGCCCGCGCGTCCGCCTCCGGCATCTGGTCGCTGAAGCTCGGCAGGCCGATGCCCGCCAGTCCCGCAATGCTTGCCATTTTCTTCTCCTTTCATCGTCTCGGCACCGCGCCGCTCACTCTTGCCCCCGCTGCATCCGCAAAGGTAAAGGCCATGCTCCGCAGCACCATCTGTCCGGTGCCTGCAAATCTCAGCCGCATGGTGTCGTGCCGCCGGGGCACAAAGGGCAGGTTTACCCGCTGGTGGTCCTTCGCCACCGCACAGCTGCTCACCGTCTCCCAGTCCCCGCCGTCGTAGCTCACCGCCACGGTCAGCACCGTGTGGGCCAGTGCATCCATGCGCAGCGTGACCCGGCTGATGTACTTGTCGTCCGGCACGGCAAGGCCGATGTCTCCGGTCACGGCCTCAAATTTCAGCCCCGTCTCGTCCTCGCCGCTCACTTCCCGCTCCGGGTCGGCCGCCCACAGGGCATTGCCGTCCCACAGGTACAGCTGCTGGCCGGTGCTCACCATCCCGGTGCCCGCCGCGCTCTCCTCCTGCCACAGGCCCCGCTCGGTGTCGTACACCAGCAGCCGCCCGCTGCCCGTGTCCGTTTTTCGGTGCAGGTACAGGTAGTACCGCGCATCCAGCTGCCCGCCCACGGCCCGGTCCACCGCCGTCAGCTTCCCGGTGTCCAGCGCGCCGCTCACCTTGGCAGGCAGGCTTCCGCTCCACGCCATCACCCCGTCCGGCGACAGATAATACAGTGTCTCCGCGATCACGCACAGGCTCTTTGCCGCATTTGCCGCCACGCCCCGGCACCGCACACTGCTCATCTGGTAGTCGCTTGGCTTCGAGCCGTACAGCTTGTGGATGCAGTTTTCCTTAAAAAACAGCAGGTACCCCAGGCAGCTGGCCGCCCCGGTAAACGCGCCGTCGCTGCCCACGCTCACCGCGTAGCTGTCCGACGCAATGCCCCGGTAGCTGTACCAGTTGGTGGGGTCGCCCAGGGCACAGGCATAAATGCTGTTTTCCTCCCGGCTGCATCCCCACACCCGGTTGCCCTGCTCGGTCACAAAGTCCAGATCCGGCACCCGCCGTTCCAGCTTCACCGGCGCTGCGGCCGCTTCGTTCTCGGTCACCTTGCCGTCGGCGCTTCGCCAGCTGGTGCCGGTGGCCGTCACGGTCCAGCTGCCATAGTACCGGGTGCTGTCCTCCGGCACGGCCAGCGTCGTGATCACGTCGTCCCCGTCCAGCGTGCTGATGCTCACCTCGCCGTTCAGCCCGGCCGCCGCCGCACTGCATACGGTGCCCGGCATCCCGCTCACCGTCACGGTGTCGCCTTCCTTCAGCACGCTGCCAAGGCCCGGGCAGTGCAACCGCAGGCTCGTCAGCAGGATCTCGCTCCACTTCTTGTTCTTCGCGCTGTACTTCAGCAGTACGCTGCCCGCGCCGTAAGGGCTCTCGGCGTCCCCCTTCAAAAACAGCTGCCCATCTGCCGGGCTCTCCGGCTCGGTCGTGCCCACGCCGTCCGGCGTGTAGGTCCGGCCCTCGCCGTCGCAGGGGGTCACGGTCATGGTCCCTCCGCTCAGCGTCCACACCGCCGCAAGGTCCGTCAGCTCCCCGCTCACCGTGTCAAAGGCCTTCTTGTCCGGCCAAATCAGCACCTCCGTGCCCATGCCGGTCATGGCCTTCTCGTTGTCGGTCAGCGCGTTTTCCAGCACCACCGCCCCGGCCCGGCTCTCGTCGGCGTCCGGGGTGTACTCCAGCGTGGTTCCCCGGCAGATCACCAGCCCGTTCAGGTGGTACATGCCGTTCACGTCCTGTACCTCCCGCACTTTTTTGCGGGTCGCCCGCGTCTGCAAAGCCGGGTACCCCCGGCCGGAAAAATTCAGGCTGCTGCTCAGCTCCGCCTCGCTGCACCCGTAGCTTTCGTTCACCCCGCCAAAGGCCCGCAGCATCTGCCGCCCGCTCTGCAAGATGTTCAGGTTCCGCCCGTCCGTCATCTCAGTACCTCCACTGCACACCGCCCGCCGGGGCATAGCGCCTGCGCATCCATGCGGCAAACTCCTGCACATAGTCGCTGTACAGCTGCATCTCGTTGGCCGCCCGTGCCACCTCGCCCAGGGCAAGGTCCATCTGTGCACACAGCCAATGCACATACAGGGGTGCAAACTGCTCCGGGGCCAGCAGCTCGGTGTCGTAGGCAAGGCCTTCGGCCCATGCCGTGTCCGCGCCCACGTCGTCAAAGTCCACCGTCTCGCTGCGCTCCACCACGCTCCCGCGCAGGCGGCTGTCGCACTGCCGCAGCCAGTTCTGTTTCAGGCTTTCCGAAAATTCATTGTTCGGCCGCATCTCGTCGGCCTGCTCCATGGCCTGTCCCGCCGTCATTTTCTCTTCTCCTTCCAAATCAAAAGGCCCCGGCACAGCCATGTGCCGCTGTACCGGGGTCCTCTGTCTCTTTTGTTACACGCGCTGTGCCTGCTGCACGGCCGCCGCCTCTGCTTCGGCAATGCGGGCCATGGCCTCGTTGTCCATCTCTTCGCTGTGGCGCAGCACCTCGGCCACCGCCTTCGGCACCTCCACGTCCACGCCGCGCTGGATCAGGTAGGTCTCGCCGTTCACGCCCACAAACACCGGCGCCTTATAGCGCTGGCTGTCTTTAAACAGGTGGATCACCTCGGTGTCCTTCTCCAGAGTGTCCATGGTGTCCTTCTTTGCGGCCTCGGTGTCCTGCACGGCCGTCTCAGTCTTTTTTACTGCCATCGTCGTACCTCCTTGATTTTCTTAGTTTGCCAGTGCCGTTGCACTGTAGCGTGCGCTGCAGCTCTCAATGCGCACCATGTACTGCTCGCTCAGGCGCTCGGCGGTCTTCACAGCCTTCCAGCCCACGGACGCGCGCTGGTTCAGCGGGTCATCGCCGTAGCCCAGCTGCTTCACGATGTGCTGCAGGCCGCCGCCCTCCAGCTCGGTGGTGGCGTAGGCGTGGGCACCCAGCACCAGGGTGCCGTACACCGCCAGGCCGCTCGGGCAGCCGGTGCCCTTCCAGATCTTTGCTTCGCTCGACACCACAAAGCGCACGTTGTTGATCTTGCCGATCTCGCCGTTGAAGATCTCTTCCGGGGCCGCGTACTTGTGCGCCTCGATCCAGTTCGGGTCCTTGCGGAGGTCGTAGCTGGTATGCGGGTGTACGATGGCCACATAGCTGTCACCGATGGGGTCCGCGTTCTGGGTCTGCAGCATGGCCACCGCCTGGTCGATCAGGTCCACGGTCAGCTGCGCAGTCTTGTCCAGAGTCGCACGGCTGGTCACGGCAGTCTCCACGCCGTCCGCCACCTTGGGCGCATAGATCACGTTCGTGCCCCCGTTCAGGATGTCGCGCACGATGGTGTCCAAGGTACGGCCTGCCTGGCTTCCCAGTACTTTTGTTGCCTGCACCACGTTGTCGTCGATGGCGGTCAGGTCCAGCATGTCGGTCAGGGCTGCCCATCCGCCGTACTGGTGCACCTCTGCCGTAATGGCGCTCACGGTCAGTGCCTGGCCCGCCGGGGTCACGCCTTCGGTCAGCGGGGTAGTGGCCTTCGGCAGCGCCTCGTATTTGCGGAACTCAATGGTTTTGCCGCTGTTCGCCGGGATCGGGTAGCTGTCGCCGAACTGGTCATGCACCAGCGCAGGCTCCGCCAGATCCAGCAGGGTCTTCTCGTAGTAGGTCTTCATCTCGGCGGTCATGCCGCCGGATGCTGTGGTATTCTGCAGCTGTGCGCTTGCATCCGCAAACATCTGCAGATCCAGTCTCTTCTCAGTCATCTGTTTGTCCTCCTTCAAGGTTTTTATCTTCTCACGCCCGTTGCGTGGGAAATCTCTCACAGCACGATGCGCTCTCCGCGCCGTGCCCGCTTTGCCAGCTCGGCCCGCTGCTTGGCGGTCATGTGCGCCACGTCCACCTTCATCTCGGCCGCGCCGCCGGGGTGCGCCCCGTTCTCGGCCGGCCGCTGTGCCCTCTGCTGGATCCGCGCCGCCACGCCCTGCTCCACCTGCTGGGCCGTGCGTGCCGTGCTTGCCTCCATCAGCTGGTCAAAGTAGGCGGCCCGGTACGCCGCTTCCAGCCCGATGCCGCGCCGGATCATTTCCGCCACGCTGGGGTTGTTCAGCACCTCGTCCAGCTCAAACGCCGGGTACTTCACCTTCAGCTGCGCCGCTTCCGCTTCCCACTGGGCCCGCACTGCCGCCGCACGCTGCTGGTGCTCGGCCGCCTGCCGGACCTGTTCGGCCCGCTGCTTCTCGGCGTTCGCCCGCTGCAGCTCGCTTTCCATCCGGTCCATTTCCCGCGCGGTCTTTACGCTGATGCCGCGCTCCGCTGCCAGCGTCTCATAGTACTCGTCGTTCTTCACCTTCCCGTTCTTCACGGCCTCGGTCAGGGCAGCCAGGTTGTCCGCGCTCTGCACGTCGATGCCATACGCCTCGCCCAGCGCGTCCATCAGCCCCTTCACCGCCGGGTTGTCCAGCACGTTCTGCACGGCCATCTCCGACGCCCGCTGCAGTGCCTCTTCAAACTCGGCTGCGTACTCGCCCTGCATCAGCTGGCCAAAGGCCTTGCGCTTTTCCGCCGGGTCCGTCGGCTTTGGCTCCTGCTCGGGCTGTCCCTGCCGCGTCTCGGGCTTCTCTTCGCCGGGTGCTTCCTCTTTACTCGGCTCCCCCTTTTGGGGAGTTCCTGCGTCCGCGCCGCCGTCGGCGGACGGTGCCGGTGCGGCCTTCGCCGCTCTGCCCGGTCGGCTGCGCTTTGCCAGCCGCTCCTGTGCGGGGCGCAGCTCCGGGGCCTGCACCGCCGGGGCCGCTTCCGCCCCATCGCCAGCAGCACCGCCGTCTCCGCCGCCTTCTGCAAACAGCTGTAAGTTCAGTTTCCCGTCCACCATGTCGGCCAGCTCGTCCGGGTCCGGTTCGTTTCCGCCTGCATAGATGTTGTTCAGCTCCAGCTCCACATGGTCCGGGTAGCTCTGTGCAATGGCGTCCAGACCGTCCTGCACAAACTCCACCCACGCTGCCGCCATGTCGCCGAAGCAGTCGGCGTTCGGCTGCACCTCCACCTTCATCCAGCCGTTCCCGTGCGCCACATTGCCCATCGCAATGACCCCCGCCCTGGCCGCTTCCTCTACCTCGTTCGCCAGCGTCTGCATCAGCACGCTTACAGCAGAGCACACAATGTCGCTGCCGTACTTTCCCGCGCCTGCATGACCTTCCGCCTTCACCATGTAGCCGGTCACGCCCTTGTCCCATACCGTCCGAATCACTGTTGCCTTGATCATGCCGTTCTCCTTACTCCTTATTCGGGTTGTTTACGTCCATGGCCCGCTTCGCCGCCTGGCTGGAAAGGCTCCCGCTGCTGTCGCCCACCACGCCGCCCAGGCTGTTCAGAGTGCTGGTCGCCGCGGTCTTTCCTCCGCTTCCGCCCCCGCTGCCTGCTGCTGCCTGCCCGGCCGCGCTGGCCGCCGCACTCACGTTGGTGCCGTTCTGCTGGTCGATGATCGCCGCCATCTTCTGCAGCTGCTGGGCCATCTGCTGCAGCTGCTGGTACAGCGTGCCGTTCTGGCTCACCCGCTCCCGCACCTTTTCGATGCCTTCAAAGTCCATCATGTCCAGCGCCGCCAGCGCCGCGTCTGCGTTCGCCGGCGCAAAAAATCCCAGCTGGTAGCACTCCTTCGCCGTCTCGTTCTGCGACAGGCGGCTGAAGGTGCTCTTCTTTGCCGCCGTCACCGTGATGTCAAACACCGGCTCGTGGTCGCCCAGCTGCACACCGCCCACCATGCCGCCGGGCTGCGCCTGCAGTGCCGCGTTGCTAAAATGCACATACTCCGTGCCGCCGCTTTCGCCGGTGATGCGGTACACCCGCTGCTCGTCGTAAAACTGCCGCATCAGCTCGATCACTAGGTAGCACTCTTTCGCAAAGGCCCGGTATGCGCTCTTCAGCATGTCGCGGCTCAGTTTGCTGCCCGCTTCCTGCAGGGCCGCAATGGCGCTGGCCGCCGTCAGGCCGCTGGTGGTTCCGCCCTGGCTCACGTCCCGGTTGCCGCTGATCTCCTTCAGCTCCTCGATGCGGCTCTGACGGTAGCTCAGACTGCTGCCCTGCAGACCGGCCGTCTGCAGCGGGCGGAAGCTGTCGTCGTTCAGACGGCCTACCACATGCACGATGTCCCGGCCAAAGTCTGCCAGCTCTTCCTCGTTCACGCCTGCCGTGTCGCTCAGCACATACCGCTGCTTCGCGGCCAGCTTCACGTTCTCGTCCATGGCGTGGTTCATCTCGTCAATGACGGTCTGGGTGTCCTTCATCACGTCGATGTACCCAAAGCCCGCCGGGCTGTCCTCTTCCCGGAACAGCGGGTCGAACACAAAGGGGTATTTCCCGTGGTCGTAAAAGCCCCGGTCCTTCATGGCCGGGGCGTTCTCGCTGGCATACAGCACCACGCCGTTGCAGTATTTGCAGTAGTGCAGCACCGTCTGCCCGCCGGGCAGGGCCTTTTTGTAGTACCAGTCCACCACCACGCTCTTGTCGCTGGTGTCCAGGCTGTCGTCGTGGACGTACTTTGCCACGTCCAGGCTGTGGCCGGTGTGTCCCTTGAGCTGTGGGTACTGGCTTTCCAGCTGGTCGTTGTTGGCCAGGCTCAGGCTGAAAAAATCCGGTGAGTCCTGGATGTCCGCTACGCCCGGCTCCCAGTACAGCATCAGGATGTTTATGCTCTTGATGCTGATCTCGCCCAGCCCGCCCCGCGCCGCCGGGTCCCAGAACACGCCCTTCACGCCGGTGCCGGTCTTGAGCTTGCGCCACCAGGTGTCGCTGTAGGCCGTCTCATAGTCGCACTGTTCCAGCACCGTGGGCAGGATCTTCGACAGCACCTTGGCGGTCTCCTCGTCGTCCGCTGCGCGCGGCAGCACGTTCGGCTCCGGGTAGTTGTCCATGGCGTCGGCGTGCTTGTTGGCAATGCTGTTGAACAGCCACCCGCTGCTGGGCGTGGGCTTGCCTTCCATCATCTTGTTCTGGTAGTTCTTCCAGTGTCCCATCCGGAACCACAGCTCGTTTTCGATGATGCGTTTGTCCAGCGCGGCCTTGCCCGCCTTGTACTTCTGCAGCAGGTCGTTTGCCTGCCGCACCTCGTCCTCGCCGATCGCGTCCGCTTCGTCAAAGGCTCCCTCCACGAGGGAGCTGTCTGCGCCAGCAGACTGAGGGAGTCCGGTTCCCGGCATCGCTCCCTCTGGCTGTGCCGGAAGCAGCTGTATGCCCATCGGCATCTGCGCAGGCTGCCGCGTCTGCTGCATCCCCTGCGCCATCATGGCAGCCAGCTGTGCCGCCTGCATCATGCGGTTTTCGTCCAGCGGCATCCCGCCGTCCGGCTGCTGTGCCGGGTCGTTCTTTCTCGCCATGCCATTCTCCTTTCCAGCTTACACTCTCATCACCCGCGTGGGGCTCTTGCGCACGTCCATGTCCAGCGGGTCATCCTTCAGCACCGGTACGCGCTCGGTCTTGCGCGGGCTGATGGGGTTTTCCATCAGCACATACCGGCACTCGTCGTAAATGTGATCCTCCTGTGTGGTGTCGATGTCCTCCACGTTGCTCTCGTCATACACCAGGTTCGGGATGGTCCGGATAAAATGCTTGCAGGTGTCGAATACCTGGAACATCGGCCGGCCCTCGGCGTCAAAGGCCAGCCGGTAATGGAACTGCATCTTTCCCGCAAGGCGGGTGTGGTCGCCCGGTGCCCAGAAAATATAGTTCGGGTGCTTTTCTTGCATGGCGGCAATGCTCTCGCCCTGGCTCTCGTTGAAGATCGCCGGGTCGGCCACGCCCTGGATGTGTCGGCCCCGCAGCATCGGGTCGTTTTCCTCCGCCTCTTTGATCATCCGCGCCTGCTCCACCGGGTTGACTTTCGTGCCCTCGTTGGGCGTCCCGGTGCAGCCGTACAGCTCCTTGATGCGGTACAGCCTGCCCTCTTCGTCCGCCGCGTACCATCCCACCGAGAACGGCTTTGCATAGCCAAAATCGTACCCGCGCCAGATTTTCCAGTGCGCCGGGATGCGGAACGGCGAGATGACGTGGGTCCAGCGCTGATCCTGATAGTGGGCCGGGTCGTTGCGCCATTCGGTGAACACCTGCCCGCTAAAGCTGTCCCAGCTGCCGTACAAAAGCGCCTGCTTCTCCGCCTCCGGCAGGCTTGCCAGGTTGTTTAAGTACCCAGGGTCGTTCTTCAGCAGCGCTGGGTTGTCAAAGATGGTCGATGGGATAAAGATGCGGGTGCGCCGCAGCTTTTCCACGCTGCCGTCCGGCTTCTTCACATCCACCAGCTGCACCATCCGGGTGCCCGGTGGTGCCGGTGTGATAAACCGCGCCTTCACCCATCCGTGTCCGATGCCGCCGGGGTTTGCCGTGGCCCGGATGTACACCTGTGTGCCCGGCCCGCTCGGTCGGTTGCGGCTCATCAGGTAGCTGTACTCCTCCCATGTAAAGTGGGTCAGCTCGTCCACCCCGATGTAGTCAAACTGCTGCCCCTGGTAGTTGTACTTGTCCTGCGTGCGGAACATGCTGCCGAAATAGATCTTTGCCCCCGACGGAAACGTCCAGCAGTGTGTGCTGCTGTTGTACCGCGCCGCCGGGAATACCGGCTTGTAGTACTGCATGGTCTTGTCGATCAGCTCCCGCAGCTGTGGGAAGGTCTTGCGCAGGATCAGCGCCCTGTAGTTGGGCACGTCCACCTGACGCAGCGCCTCGATCACCAGCGCGTCGCTCTTCCCGCCTCCGGCTGCTCCGCCGTACAGCGCCTCATCCTCGCCGCGTGCCATAAAGGCCGCCTGCCTCGGCTGTGGTCTCCATACGATGGGTCTGCCCTTAGCCCGGTCCATCCAGTATCACCTCTGCCTCGTCCTCTGTGCCTCTCGGCTCCATCAGCACCGCCGGGGCGCTCTGGCCGCTGTCCCGGTCTGTGGTGTCCTGGGGCACCAGCGCAGCCGCAGCCCCCGCCGCCGTAATCAGCACCGCCGCGACGTTCGCCGCGTCCCGGTCGGTCATCACCCGGCTGTCGTATCGCTCCAGCTGCTTTTCCAGCTCTTTCCTCTCCTCGTAGCTCAGCTGCCGGTCGTAGCTGCCCGGCGCTCCGTATGCCACAAGGCCGGTCTCCATGGTGTCCTGCAGCGTCTCGTCCTCGCTCTTTAGTTGCACCCCGATGTCGTACTGCCGCGCTTTGGCGTCCTCGTCCAGCCGCCGGTGCAGCTTTTCCCGCACCTCGGCCGCCCTCTGGTTCTCGGCCACCCGCTGCTGCAGGTAGCTCACCTGGGCCTTTGCGCCCACAGCCGCCCGCGCCGCGATCTCCCGCGCCGCCTCGACCCGCGCTGCTGCAAATACTCCGTCCGGCTTTCCGGCCTCCTCGGCCATCCAGCTGCGGATTGTGCTCTCCGGCACGCCGTACCTGCGCGCCACTGCGCAGATGGAGTTGGAGCCGATCATGGCCATCACCACTTCGGCACGCACAGCCGCCGGGTACTTTTTGCCCCGGCCCTGCTTCCCGGGCACGGTGTTTTTGCAGTATCTCCGCTTTGCCATCCCCGGTCCTCCCTCCGTGCTTTGGCTCCCAGTCTACCGTCCGGGTCCGCAATAAAAAACCGCGCACTTTTCAGCACGCGGTTTGCTGCGTTGCAGCACAAACAGGCCGGATGCATCGCACTCAGCCTGTCCCATGCTCCTGTATGGGCATGGCTACACCAGCCCCTCCCGTGCGGCAAAAAGTCCCACCGTGCTCAACGCCTCCAGCTCCTTGCGGTAGTAGGTCGTCCGCCCGATGTGCAGCGCCTCCACCACGTCCCACTCTTTTTCTCCGGCCATGTACCGCCGCACAAGGATCCCGGCGCACACCGGGTCTGCCTCGGCATAGTAGTCCAGCGCCTGCCCGATCGCCCGGCCCCAGGCCTGCGTCAGCTCGTCCGGGGTGCCTTCGGCCGCTTCCATCGCCCGGCCATATTGCCGCAGTCCCTTCCGCACGTCCTTTTTCTGCTGTTTTGTCACCCGTGCCCCGCCTTTCCGCGCGCTTTTGCGCTGAATTTGCGCGCAAATTCAGCGTTTTTCCGCGTTTCGCGCGCAATATGTAAATATAATTAAATTTTTTATCTGTCAGGTGCGAACTTTCGCAAACTCCCGCCTCCTCAGGATCAGATACGCCTGCGGGTCGGTGCTCTCCCAGCCGTCTGGCCGTGATCGGTCGGTCTCGTACAGCTGCTGCGGGTCGTAGACCATCACCTGCACCACCTCCCAGCCCGGGAAGCGCTTCTCCCACCAGGCTGCATCCTCGGCGTGCTCGCTGCACCCCTGCCGCAGCTGTCTCCGGCTCCACTTGGTGTCGGCCGCCCGCAGCTCTTCCGGCAGCGTCAGGTTCCGCGTCTCCACGCACCGACGCTCACTGTGGCCGTAGATGTACCCTACCGTGCCGTTTTTGCCATCCCCGTCTATGCCCAGGATCTTTTTCACGTCGATCCGGTCCGCGTTGCAGGTCCCCAGCGGCTCATACTCTCCCGTACCCGGCACCCGCCGCCGCCACAGTTCTTCCAGCATCTGGCGGAATTCCCTCCGCTCGGCCGCCGTCAGGCCCTTGCACTCGGCAAAGCCGTGCATGTGCAGCTTCCCTTTCTCTCCGTTCCGCACCGCGTGCAGGCTCAGCTTCAGCTGCCTGGCTCTCTGCTCCCCGAACCGCCGGATCACCGCCGCCTTTACCCGCCGCACATAGTTCCGCACGTCCTGCACGCAGTCCTCAAAGCTCTCCGGCCGGTATGCATCCTCGTAGGTCCCGGTCACATAAAAGCCGTCCTTGTCAAAGTTCGCCAGCACCTTGCGCTGGTATCTGCGCATGCTGGCGTTTTTATTGCGTGCCTTCTGGCCCCGGCTGCTCTCCTTTTGCTTCCTGCCCCGCTGCCTGTGCTCCTGATCCGTCACCGCATAGATGCCCACGGTCCTGTACTCTCCGCACTCGTACTTTTTCTCCCGGATCCAGCTCTTCATGGCTCACCTCTTCTTTCGGGCAGCGCCCTTGTCCTTTTCTTTTCCCGGTCCTCACCGTCGTAGAAATAACGGGTATACAAGCTCCCTCAAGCGCCCACCCGGACGCTTATAAAAAATGTATATTATATAGGTTATAAAGGTTCCCGCCTGCCGCCAGCATCTGGCAGCACCCGGCAAACTTTATGCCCGTCCCGTCGCCAAAGCCCTCCGACGTAATTGCCGGAGGGCTTTTCCTGTTCATTTTCTTCTTCTGCTCCGCTGGCCCTTGTGGGCCATCCAGCCTTCCTTTTCGTAGTCGCCCCGGTTCACTTTGTCCCGGTAGATCGCGTTTTCGGTGTACTCCTTCTCGGTTTTCAGCCGTCCCTTCCACTCCCGGTACTTTTCGCACTGGTCATGGCACGCCGGGGATCTCCCTGGGCAGTCCGGCTTGCAGCACCACTCGGTCATACCGGCACCTCCGGTTTCCCGGCCGCCGCCCAGTAGCCATAGCTCAGCTCTTTGCGGCCCCATTTCCGTGCCGCCGCATTGTAGCGGCACAGCGCATGTACATCTTCCTGCAGCGCGTCCATCTCCGTCTTTTCCGGCTCTTTCGCACTCACGTTCTTCCGCTCCGAAAAGCCTTCCCGCTTCTTCCGGTCCTCCCCTTTCGGGATCCGGATCGGCCGCTCCTCTTTCCGGCGCTCCACACACGTCACGCCCAGGCGCCTATTGTGCCCGGCCCGGTGGGCATTCGGTGCGTCCTCTGCCCGGATAAAAAAGCCTTTTTCCACCAGCTCCACCGCGGTGCCTTCGCACACCACCCGGCCGTCGGCGTCCGTCATCCGGTACACCCACACCTTCCGGGTCGTCCCGCCGGGCGGCGCTATCTTTTTTGCCACCGGCCGGATCTCTTCCCGCTCCACCTTCCATTTTCGGGCCCGGATGCCCTTCAGGTGCTGCTTGGCCCACAGGCGGCACACGTCATCGCTCCGTGAAAAAACGCCATCCGCTACCAGCTGGCCTGCCTTGCCTTTGTAGGCCAGCTCCCCGGTCTTTGCGTCATACACGCTGTACAGGTACTTCACGCGGTGGTCTCCTTCCGGTGCTTCTCGGTCTGCTGCCGCTCCTGCTCCCGCAGTTCCGGTTGCACCATCGCCCGCCGCACCACGTCCCGTATCTCCTGCACCTGCAAGCCGCTTTTTACTGCCAGCAGCCTGCAAAACCGCTTGCGCGTGATCTTTCTCTTGTCCTTGCTCATACTTTTCCTCCGTACAGTTCAAACTCCACGCCGTCCTCGGTGATCAGCGCCCCGCCGTCCAGGATCTCCGTGATCTGCCGCAACCGCTCCACCGTGATTTTCCGTGTCCCGCCGGGCTCCGTCCACTTCTTCGCCGTCTGCGTTTTCACGCCCGTCCGCTCCGCCAGCTTCCACACCGTCAGGCCCCGGTACTGCATTGCTTCCGTCAGTGTCATCTCGTCCGTCTCCTTTGCCAGCTGTCCGGTGTGCCGTACTGCAGCGCGGTCTGGATTCGCTTTTCCACCTCGGCTGGTGCCAGCGGCAGCGCTTTCGGCGCGCACATCCGTCGCACCTCGTTTCGCACCTGCCGGGTGCGCATCTCCCGCATGGCCTGCTCCTCGTGCATCCGGTAGCCCCAGATTTCTTTCTGGTCCGGCCGGTCCAGCACCTCTACGTCGGTCTTGTACGCGCTGGTGCACGACCGCCGGAACCATTCCATGGCCACGTCCACGCCTTCCTCCAGCACCCACTGGTTCAGCTGCCGGTAATTCGCCAGCACTTCTTCGTGCAGGCGGTTCAGCCGCTCCGCACCAAAGCCCAGCACCTGGGCGCAGGCAATGGCGCACACCCGCCACTCCAGTGTGGCCGCGCTGTCCACGGCTCCCTGCATTTTCCACTCTTTGTGCGACCTTGCCCGGCCTTTGGCCATCGGGATATGCAGCTCCCACACCGTGCCCTCCGGCATCTGGCTGTGCATCCAGGCTTCCGGCTTGCCGGTCGGGTCATGATCTCCAGCACCTTGCCGTTCACTTCGTCCCGCACCGCGTTCACTTTTTTCTGTCGTTCTTTGCCAATGCCAAATTTTTCGTTCAGGGCAATGGTCACGCATGCGTGGGTAAAATCAATGGCGTTGTTCTGCGCCAGCGTGATGCTGTCCTCCAGGCTCAACTTGCTTTTGCTCACAGCCTCTTCACCGCCTTCCGGTATCTCTCATACAGCTGCATCCACTCGTCCAGGCTCAGGCTCTTGTCCACCGAGGCAGCCGCCAGCACCTTGTATGCACTGCTCTCCTTGCTGCGCGGGTCGTGCCAGTCCAGCTCTTCCAGCGCCGCGTCCAGCTTCTGCTCGTACTCATCCCGTGTCATTGGTCCTGTACCTCTCCCTGCCGCTTCATCAGCGCGCTCAGAAATTCGGCCTCTTTGCCTTCATACACCTTCTGCTTGACCGTTTCTTTTTTCAGCATGCGAAACATCATGCTCGCCATCAGGCCCCCAAAGGCTTTCGCAGCCTCTTTTTTGGCCGCTTCCGACATATCCTTGTCCATGTCGTTCACTACAAGGGCCATCGCTCCCATCAGCCCGGCAAAGGTGACGTCCTTGCGCTTACATCCCCGCGCGGTCACTTCAGTGTAGAATGTCCCACCCTCATTTTTGCGGATGATGATCTCGATTGTACTCTTCATAGTTCTGCTCCTTTTCTCTTCACGGTTCCCCGTGGTCGTTCGCCCAGGCAAACACCAGTGCTTTTGCCTCTTCCAGCTTTTCGCACAGGCCCTTCACGGCAGCTTCCTGCTCCCCGCCGGGCAGCTCCTCTACCGCTTTCAGCGCGTCCCGCGTGTCCCGTACGATTTCTTCTTTGTGATAGTGCACGGCTGCCAGCAGTGTCACCACCGACGTCTTTACAGTGTCTTTTTGCATTTGCCAAGCTCCTCCACATGGTACACCCGGAAGTCGTCGCACTCCGGGTGCTGCTCCCGTGCCAGCTCCTGCGCTCTGGCTTTGGCCACGCCCTGGCTGCTGCCGCCCACCAGCAAGGCCGTCTGCAGCCGCAGCGGGTAGCCGTCCCGGCTCATCTCAATGTGCACACGGTAACGCATCCTGCTCACCCCACCTTCCGCTTTCCGGCTTTCACGGTGTTCTCCGGCTGCCGGTGCGCCCGGTGTCCGGCCTTTTCCTCCTGCTCCTGGGCCGCAAAGCCCAGCCGCATAAAAAGCCCGGCCGCCAGCACCAGCACCATGGCCGTCACAAACTGCCCGTCCGTGATGGGTGCCCCCACCTGGGCGTTGCCTTCCAGCCCCATGCCGCACAGCAGTCCGGCGCAAAGGCTCCCAGCCGCCAGCCAGTGCCATACTGTCGATTTGATTTTCATTGCAAAATACCTCCGTTTGCGTTATACTTCTGGTGATAGCGGCCCTTGTCAGATCGCTTTCACTCGGAGCCCACCGGTGTTCTCAGCACCGGCGGGCTTTTTCATTTTCTCCAGCGCGGCGTTCTTGTCAATGCGCCAGAGCTTGGGGCCCACCTTAGTGGCGGGCAGCATTCCCATCCGGCACATGCGCTGCACCGTCTTGGGGCACACGCCGATCAGTGCGGCGTACTCGGCCGGGGTCAGGTACGCGGGCAGCTGCCGCGCGTCCCAGACCTTTGCCCTTGTGGCTGTCCTTTTCATGGCTTTTGTCACTCCTCCTGTTCTTCCGCGATCTGCAGCACCCGCTGCAGCCACTCGGTCTTGCTTTTCACGTCCATTGCCAGATACGCATCCTCGTGGTCCGTCTCGTCCAGGTCGTGCACCAGCTGCTTGCACACCGTAAGCAGCTCGTCGCACATCGCCAGCCCGGCTTTTACCATCCACTTGCTGCTCAGCAGCATCGGCTTGCCGTCCCTTTCCGGGTGGTTCTGCTCCCGCAGCTCCTTTTCCGTCGGCACTCTCACCTCCGGCACCAGCCGCCCCGCCGGGGCATTGTTTCGGTCGGTCATCCTCTTCGCCTCCTTAGTCCGGGTTAAAGGTCTGGAACCGGTTGTCCTTGCGGCTCAGTTGCCGCACCTCCTCCGGGGTAAGGCCCGTGTCCTCGTACTGGCCCAGACGCTGCACCAGCTCGTCCTTTTTGGCAGTGCTCCAATACCCCTCCTTGATGCCGCTGCACCGGGGGGATGTCAGTCGTTCCATATGCCATCCTCCATATCAATCCCAAACTCCTCGCAGATGGTCTCGCACACCGGCTTTGCAAAGCCGATCAGCTCATCCCCGCGTGCAGCCGCCAGCACTGCCGTTCCCACGATGCCGCTCATATAGCCGTACTGGTACAGATCCATCGCCTTCCAGTTTACCGGCAGATCCTGCAGCAGGCCTTCCTCGTTCACGATCAGCTTGATGCTGTCCACCTTCTCCCGGGCCCAGCCTGGTTCCAGGCAGCTGTCTGCCGTCTCGATCAGCCCGCCCACCAGCTGCTGGAGCGTCTCCAGCTTGCAGGTGTCTCCGTCGTCGCACCGGATCAGGCGGCCCGTGCCGTCCGTCCGGATCAGAATCATGTATCGTTCCATCTTTTTTACCTCAATAATTCTCTTGTGGTTCTGTTCCTTGCCTTTGCAAATCTTATCTTCGCTATTCTCTGCCGTTCCGTCGTAGCATCGCCTTGCTCCGCTCTGCCTTCGCGCTTCCTGGCGTCGCAACACCATGCCCCTGCTGCGCATATCAAGTCGCCGCGCCTCGTTGCCGTGCCTTGCCTTTGCAGCTCTTCTCTCTGCTACTCTTTGCCTTGCCTTTGCCTTGCCTGTCTGTGCTTCTCAGTGCCACTGCACAGCAGTTCACCTCATAGCCTTTGCTTTGCACCGCCGTGCCTTGCCTTTGCCAAGCATCGCTTCACAAAGCCATCGCACGGCCAATCGAACTCAGCCTTGCCTTTGCAACTCTTTTCTTTGCACTTCTCTTCTATTCTTTGCCGTTGCAAATCTCCGCAAGTCCGGTCTACGCCCTTGCCTTTAGTCCTTGATCTCGTAGGTAAACCGACCTTTGCCGCTGTTGCGCCACTGGCCGATTCCCCTCAGCCGTCCGTAGTCCAGCCATTCCCGCACTGCCTTTTCGTGGGCGTCATCCAGGCACACCACGTCAAACTCACAGCCCGAACCTTCCGGGATCTCCTCGCTGTTTGCAAGGCTCACCCGCTCGCCCTGCGCCGTCTGCGCACGCAGCGGTCTCTGGCATTCCCGGATGTCGCCCGTGCAGCGGATGGGGATCATCCGCGGTTCCACAAAGATCAGTCCGTCGATCACCTTCTTGTGGGCGGTCATCTTGCCGCTCTCGTTCGCAGCGCGCTTCTTGCCGGTTTCGGTCTTTCCGCCCACCCGGCTCAGCATGCTGCATGCGTCCTTGAAAAATCCCTTTACCTGGTAGTCGTACAGCACCGGCTGTCCGTCGTCGTTTCGGGGGAACACCGTCATGCCCTTGTCTGCCACGGCGTCCGCGCCAATGGCGGCCACCTCGTCCTCAATGCTCGCCGCATCGGGGCTTTTGCTGGCGATAAACTCCCGGGCAATGTTCTGGTTGCTCGGCCAGGTGCCCAGCACCGGCTCAATAAAGGTCAGTTTCACATGCATTCGTTTCATTTCGTACACTCCTTGTCCTCCTTACTTCCAGTCCTGTGCGTCAAAGTCCTTCATCGCACATTCCATCTCGTATCTCCGGTCCTTTGCGGCCTTCCGCACCCTCACCCGGGCGTCGGTCTCTGGCAGCACCCCATCCGGGTCCACCCGCTTCAGTTCCTCGTTCAGCAGGTCAATCTGCTGTTCTGCCACTACCAGCTCGTGCTCCATCAGCTGGCGGATGATCCGCAGCGTGTTGTACTTCATCTTGTTTTCCTCCTTATTTTTCATCCCACAGGTCCAGCCCGGTAACTGCCAGCAGTACGCCAAAAAGCACCATTGGCGGCCAGTCCATCCACCATCCTACGTTAAACACCACTGTCCCGATGGCTTCGATCAGCAGTGCCCACAACATCCTGCGGTTCATGCGCTCTTCTCCGGGGTGTGGTCAGCATCAATGCCAAACAGCTCATTCGGCGTTACGCCCAGTGCCCTGCAAATCGGCACAACGTCATCCGACGTCAGTCGCTTACGCCCGCGCAGCAGTGCGTTGAACTTTTTCGGGTCATACCCTGCAGCTCTTGCCACTGCCGATTGCTTCAAACACTTTTCATCAATGATCTTGTAGATCATGTCCGTTGCGCTCATTTCATACGCTCCTTTCAGGTACAAGTTTCTTGGACATCTTTAAAATAGCACAGGTTTCTTGTCCCGTCAAGAGGTTTTGACCAATTTTCTTGTACTTTTATCTTGACTTTTCAAGACGGCACATATATACTGACCTCAGAACGATATTTTTCAGGAGGTGTTTCCCATGTCCTTTGCCAGCCGTCTCCGTCAGGCGCGTGAGCAGACCGGGCTTACGCAGCTCGAACTGGCCGAAAAACTCGGCATCACAAAAAGTGCCGTCGGCAACTATGAAAACGGTGTCAGCTGTCCCAAGTGGGATGTCCTTGTGCAGATTTTTGATGTTCTCCATGTAGAGCCAAACTTCCTGTATCAGGATAGTTTCTCGCCGCCCGTTTCCGATTCTGTTCATCTTACCCCCGCGCAGTCCGCCCTGCTCACGTCTTTTGACCAGCTCAACGAGGAGGGCCAGAGTAAGGTCATCGGCTACGTCGAAGATTTGAACCGCACTGGTTACTATAAAAAAGACAGCACGCCTTGCGTGGCTGCAAAAGAAGCGTAAAAAATAAAGCCGCCAAACGGCGGCTTTGATAAAATGGAGGAATCCGAAATGAAAAAGCGTCTCGTATCACTTGCTCTCGCGGCTTTGTTGCTGGTGGCTGTTCCGCTTTCGGCGTTTGCCACGTCTAAGTTTAACACGTCAGTCTTAAGCGGTCGGGAGAACGTTTCTATTTCCTACTTCGACGAAATGACCGGCAACGTGATAGCTTCTCTCACCGGAGACGCTTACAATTCTTCCGTCACCTTCGACAACGGCACTCTTCTGACCGTAGATCCAACGATCTGCCTCAACGATTCTTTCGATTATTACCGGTTTAACTTTAACTGTCTGGAAACTGCTCCTATTGGTATGACCAGCATTATAATTAAAATTGGAGACAATCGGTATAGTTTTACAAACTGCGAAACAGGTCTCTATCCACTTGGAGATAGTGGCTTCGCTGAGAACATCAGCTTTGTTGCCAAACGAGAGACCATCGGCTTTATAAACGATTTTGTAAAGCACCGTGACGAGGAAATCAAAGTTCGGATCAACGGAACCTATACAACGCTTGATTTTTCTCTTACGGACGAAATGAAAAACGAAATTCTTGACCTCTATGCTCTATATGATGATGGCAGAGGAACTCGTGATGCAAACTTGCGTGATATCACTTATACCGATTCAACCTCTGTGTACAAAAATGGAAAGCTCGTTGACGGAATGGTCAAGGAAGAAGTAATCCATATTCTGGCACATTCCTTCTAAATTGGCCCATGTGTAGCACAAGGCCCCCTCAGCTGTTCCCAGCCGAGGGGGCCTCTGCCAACCGCTCAAACCCGTCAAAAGAAAAGTAGGAGGTATCATGCAGAGCACGGGGCTGCACCCGCCGCTCCGTTTGTAGTATAAGCTGTTTTGGAGTTTCGCGCAACCCGTCAAAAAAAGAGTGCCCGGCAGTGGTACGATGCACCGCCGGGCTGTAACAAGGAGTAAAATACGAATTCCACTCGTCGCGCCTGCCTCTGTATTGTAGCATGCTTTAGGCAGACGCGCAACCTGTATACCTGGAAGTGTGCAAAGCATAAAAAACGGACAAATACCGCCGTCCGGATCAAAAAACTCAAGCAGACGAACCGCCGAGGAATCCTCGGCTGTTGAATAAACAAAAACGCCCCGGTGCTGCCAACACCGAGGGCAGAAGGGAAGTGCACAGAATGGCAGCCAACAAAAAAGGAACAGACGGCCGCTACCGCTACCGGGTCAACATCGGCAAGGATGCCGACGGGAAGCCAAAATATAAGAACTTCTACGGCACGACGGCCCGCGAGGCCCGTGCCGCTGCGGAAGCCTACCGTATCTCCCTCGGCAAGGGCGCAGATCCGTCCCAGATGGATGCCACCCTTGCCACCCTGTATGACAACCTTATTGCGTCCAAGCGGGCAAAGGGCATCGGCCAGAAGAGCCTTGACCGTTACGAGGACAACAAAAATCACTGGGGCCCATTGCTGAACCGGCCTGCTGCATTCCTGCGCAGTGCCGACTTCCAACAGGTGCTCAATGCCCTGGCCGACTGGCACGATGGCCAGCCCCCGCTGTCCCACTATACGCTGTCCAACCTGCGCAGCAGTGCAAAGGCCGTCTACGACCTTGCGATCCCGGAGGTGGTACAGTACAACCCCATCCCTAAGACCACCTGCCCGGCAGGCACACCGCCGGAAGTCCGCGAGCCCATCACCGAGGAACAGCAGCGCTGGATCCGTGAGACACCCCACAAGGCCCAGCGCGCCGCCATGCTGATGCTTTACTCCGGCCTGCGCCGCAGTGAGGCCACAGCCCTGACCTGGGCAGACGTAGACCTGCAGGACGCAACGATCACGGTAAACAACGGCTATGACTTCCGTGCTAAGCGCAGCAAGGCCCCTAAGACCGCCGCCGGTGTCCGTGTGGTCAACATCCCGAAGGTGCTGGTGGACTATCTCCGGACGCAGCAGGACGGCTGCCTGTATGTGCTGCACAACGACAAAGGCAAGCGCATGAGCAGGGCTGGAAGCGGCTGTGGCAAAGCTATATGTGTGACCTGAACATCAAGTACGGGCATCAGGGGGCCGTAAACAAGCACGACCCCGCCGGTGTGCCGATGGTCATCGACACCTTCACCCCGCACCAGCTGCGCCACACCTTCTGCACCCTGATGTACTTTGCCGGTGTGGACGTCATGACCGCCCGCGATCAGATGGGCCACAAGGACATCAGTGTCACCCTCGGCATCTATACATCGCTGGATAAAAAGTTCAAGAAAAAGAAAATCAACCGGCTGGATTCCTACCTGAAAAAGACGTGCTGACCGCCGGATTTTCGAGGTCAGTGGCGCAAAAGTGGCGCAAGCGGTTAGTGAAATAACGTTTTTGCGTTAAAAACATGTATATTAACTGCACCCTCGTAATGAGCAGGTCGCCTGTTCGAATCAGGTCAGTAGCTCCAACATGAAAGACCCGGAAAAGCGGCTTGTGGCCTAGCTTTTCCGGGTCTTTTTGCATCGTTTTCATAAGGCACTTCT